TTGAACGGGCGAATGACGGAAAGTTCTCCCCCAGCTTTGCGCGAAGGTCGGCCCCCGCGTTGAGACGGTAGATGAAACCCTCCTGACCGAACGGATTGTAATTTATCACGTCAATCCCTGCCGCGTCCTTGTCCTGACAATCACGGAGGTCGTAGCTTCTCAGTTCAGGGAACACGCTATTTAGGATGTCATTCTGCGTTTCATCATACTGCAACCATTCGGGAGAACGGTCTGTCCTTGCGTACAACTGCGGTTCAAGAGCGTAATGAACAACGTCCGTGACGGGTTCAATGGAGTGCAGTTGATAGATGGTGATGTAAGTAAGCGCGTCACCCTTCACGTTGAACTTTATCCCGTATCGGTTAGCAAGGCGGTTGAGGAAGTGCAGCGGTGTCTCCCTGTCCTGATACAGCCGTCCGTGACGCAGGTTCATTACCCGTGACGCACGGAGGGTTGACGTTGCAACGTCCTCCACCTGCTCATTCGCGTAGTCATAAACAAAGTCAAGGCCGTTCTCGGTGGCTATCTGCTGCGCAAGTTCTTTGAGCGTGATATTCTCGTACCCTTTGCTATCAATAGTCCAAAGGTTGCTATCAATCGGAACGGACAGGGCGCGGAACTCAACAACGTCAGGCTGACCACGGTAATGCACCTCGTCAATGTGGAACGTACCCATGTCGAGCAGCCCTTCGCCAGCGTAACCGATGGACAAACTGATTTTATCCCCACGGTTCGGCCTCCAAGTATCCTTCCATTTGGCGAACATGTCGTCAACGGTGATGCGAATCTCATCCGCTTCACCACCGTCAGCGTCAGAGTAGGTGATGCGAACAACATCATCACTGATGTCCTCGGTGATGTCCAATCCTTCGTAAAGGACTTTGAATGCAGGAACCCTAACGTCAGCCATTGTTCTGTGGCCTTCTCCAAGGCGGTAGGTTGTTGAACTCGATGAGCGGCTGCGGGTCGAACACAGGAATGAAGAGAACGATGCCAGCAGGCAGAAGAGGGTAAATAGGAACAGACGGGTTCGCATCTATGATCGGGCTTATGTTGAACGGGTCGCCAAGGTAGCGATAAGCTATCTCATCCCACCTGTCCGCGTCCTGCGTTATGTAGCTGACGTATGTTACTGCCATCTCCGTGAGCCTGTGAATGCCGCAAGCGGCTGTGAAGTGTTGGTCATAACGGAAACCGAGGCCATGAACTGACTATTGACGTTGACCACGTTGTTGATGCTTCCAACGGGGTCTAACGGGTCGAATGCGTCAATCATGTCGATGAGCGTCTGAGCGTTCTGCGCTGCCGTGTACATGTTGGCAACGTAAGCCTGCGCCTGCTGCGCTGTCTCAGATGCGGCCTGCACCTTTGAAGCGGCACGGGCCATGTGGTCACGGGCCGTTGCTACCCGTTCACGGGCCTGTTCAAACTTGCTCTGAGTGTCGGCAGGTGGTGTCGGATTCGATGCGGTAGTTAAAATGGTGGTAGCGGAAGCAACGGCCTCCCCACGTGCAATAGATACGTCAAGTGCTGCGCTAACGGGTATTGAAGGAACAATCGGGGTAAGTGGTACAAGTGCGGGGTTGTTCGCGCTGTTCGCAATCGCGTTGTTCACAGCGGCCACCTTCGGTTGCGATGCGTTCGTTTCAAGCAATGTCAACTCCAACTTGGCCGATACGATGTCGCCTTGCGGTGTCTCCTGCGCGTGTGTCTGCTTGGTATCAGTGATTATGAACGTACCGATGACGTTGCCCGACCCCGTGATGTAGCGGAGATGTTTGACCGTGTTTCGGTACTCCCTGAACTTTAGGATGGCACGTTCAACGTCAATGAACGAACGGTGAATGTGAATGCCTATCTGAACGGTGGCAAGGTCAATCCCCGTGAACTGAATCTTTGGCCGTCTTCCGATGCGACCATGAAGCGGCACGGAAATGCTATCCTTCCGTTCAAAGGATTCAGGGCCATAAAGCCCTTCAAAGATTATATCGCCAAGCTGACCGTACATTCTACAAAAGTACGGGATAGCGGTCGAAGTCCTTGCGGTAATCTACGACCTTGCAATGATGCTCCGACCATCCAGCGCGTTGAAGTGCCATCATGGGCCATGCAACGGCCACCTTGTACGTCCTTCCTATCCAGTTGTCGATGTGTTCATTCATCGGGCATTGCATGAAGTCAACGCGGTCGGAAAGCACGGAGTAGAGGTGCATACCGCTAACTTGTGCTACCCCACGGATGAACGGACTGTCCTCATCGGCAATGATGTTGCAATGGTGACACCCGCCAAGGATGATGTCATAACCTCTACTTATCGCGTCTGCCCTTGCGTCCATGAAGTGAGAAAGCGCGTTCGGGGCGGTCAGTAGAACATCGTCCTCGCAGATGATGTCGCCCTTCTTCATTCTGCAAAGTGCAAGAGCCTCCGCGTGGGCAAGTTTTATACCGTGTCTGGCAGGCTTGGAATAGTTGGCCGCTACCTGACGGAACTCGAACGGTATGCTTTGTGCGGTGAACGTGTCAATAGCGTCACCCGCGCCTCTCATGCCCGTGATGCAGAAAATCTTCATTCCAATGTTCGGTTTCGGTTTTGTTGCCTATGTTTGCAGCAGTCAAAAGTGCGAAAACTTTTCTTTATGAGCGATGTAACAGCCGTCTGCACAAGTTTCAACAGGCCCGACCTGTTGGAAAGGACGCTTAGTTCGTTCTTTGCATTCAACACCTACCCCCTTGCAGGGTTCATAGTTCAGGACGATAGCGGTGTCATCGGATGCAACGACCATCTCAAAGCCTTGTTCCCGTCCGTCACGTTCAGATATAACCCCGAACGCATAGGTCAGATACGGTCTATTGACGCGGCCTATGCCGAAGTCACCACGCCTTACATCTTCCATTTGGAGGAGGATTGGGAGTTCTACCGTGGCGGGTTCATTGAATCGTCCGTGTCCGTAATGCGTCTCGCGGGTAACAACATCTGCTGCGTATGGATACGGGCCGAGAACGACACGAACGGACACCCGATTGAAACGCAAGTGTTCGGGGGTACGTGGTCGCTTGTAAAGGCCCGACACGCTGGGATTTGGCACGGGTTCACATTCAACCCGTCATTGCGTAAGAAGCGCGAATGGGTATTGCATGGCGGGTACTCATCACTTGCGACATTCATCCCTACACGGCCTTGGGAAAGTGAGGCGAAGATCGGGGAATGGTACATGAAGAACAACTACCGTGCGGCCATACTCCGAGGCGAAGGGTACGTGAAACACATCGGGGATAACAGAGGGATAAGAAGCTAATGCCAAGACCACGTAAGAATGCAACAACGATTCCCGAAGCAACAACGGGAATCTTCACCTACGAACAGGCGCAGGTGGAACACAAGACATCACGGCTGCTTGCCGCTGAATTGGTGAAAGTCCTACCTGCCAACCGTCACGTCATCGACTACGGGTGTGGCAAAGGTGAGTACCTGACTTGGCTTTCGGGCAAAGGATTCCGATGCACGGGCTACGAGGGTACGCCCTTGAAAGACCTTGCCGCGTTCGATAACATCATTCAGGCCGACTTATCCAAGCCGTTAGGTGACAGGCCAAAGGGAACGGTTCTTTGCCTTGAAGTGGCCGAACACATCCCTGCTGAGTTTGAGGACGTGTTCATCAAGAACATTACGGAGAACTGCACTGGCAAGTTGATTCTGTCATGGGCCTTGAAGGGGCAGGGCGGTTGCGGTCACGTCAACGAACAGGATTCTGACTACGTTATCCCACGTATTGAAAAGGAGGGCTTCACGTTGAACACCCATCTTAGTAGCCAACTTCGCGCAATCGCTGGGGCTGAACTATGGTGGTTCAAGAAGTCCATCTACGTTTTTGAGCGCAAGGGATGAAGGTTTACACACGGCACAACAACGAGGAGTTGTTCGACATGATGCAGGGGTTCATTCCCTTGCCCGTTACCAAATGCGACACGTTCAACTATTGGGAACAGGCAGCCGACTACATTGCTCACGTCCTTGAACAGAATGACGATGTGGCTGTCAACGTGGACTTGGACTGCTTCATCTTCGATTGGGCCGTTGTGGAGGAACTTGCGGCCTACATGGTTGAACACGGTTACACGCATTGTGGATTCCCTGACAGCGGAGTGATGCGTGGTCGGCACAATGCCTCATGGGTCGTGTGCAATCCGTTCTTCAACGTGTTCCGTTCTTCCGAACTATTGGCCGATGGCATTCCGAATTGGGGTCTTGTTCGGCACATGGGGTACAACGTGGAGTGGCATAATGACATGCCCCCGTTCGTAAAGAATCCCCTGCCTTGGATGCAGGAGCCGTTCAACGGTATCTTTAATTGGATGCACGGAAACGGCAAGACGCTGTTCATCGAGCCGAAGCCCCACGCTGACGGAATATCCACCATCCTCACATTCAACGGCAAGGAGTTCGGGTATCACGCTTGGTACTCCCGTCTGTTCGACACCGATTCAGGTCACAGGTCAAGAACGCTTGCATTGTATCACGAAGCTAACATGAGAAAGGCATGAACACCCCTATCATCATTCCGTTCCGAAACCGCGCTGCCCATTTGAAGGAGTTCATTCCGCAAGCGAAACACCCGCTGATTGTAGTTGAACAGGTGGCTGGCAAACCGTTCAACCGTGGGAAGCTACTGAACATCGGTGCGCACATAGCGTTCGGTGACGGGGCAAGGCACATCATCACGCATGACGTGGACATGATACCTGAGAACGTGGACTACACGGAGGGCGATATTGTTCACCTTGCGGGAGCGGCAAGTCAATTTAACTATGCGATGCCATACAACCGCTATTTTGGTGGAGTGAACATCTACTCATCCAAGGCGTTCTACATGGCGAACGGGTACAGCAACAACTATTGGGGATGGGGCGCGGAGGACGATGACATGCTGTTGCGCTGCGAGGGTACGGGGTTGAAGATTGAACACCGAAAAGGGCGTTTCACCTCACTCACACATGAACACGCGCTTGTTGACCCGAACGCAAGGAACACGCACAAGGCGAACTGCGAATACCTGCGCAGCGGATACGATTACAAAAAGGACGGGCTGAACACATTGGACTACTCCATTGTGTCCGAAACGCTGTTGCCGCACATTCACACGGTCAGGGTAATCACCGTAGATGTCTGAGGTTTCCCTTATACGTTCCTTTCTTGAAGGGCTAAGGCCGACACCGCAACTAAAGGTGTGGGAATGGGCCGACCGTTACCGTATGCTGTCGTCCGTATCTTCCGCAGAGGCGGGGCGTTGGCGTACTTCCCGCGTTCCGTACATGTACGAGATATTCGATAAGCTGTCACCGACCGACCCATGCAGGGAGGTTGTGCTGATGAAAGGTGTTCAGATCGCGGGAACGGAGGCCGCGCTTAACTGCGTGGGGGCTTACATTGACATCGAACCTTGCCCCATCATGTACGTGATGCCTACCGTTGACATGGCGAAGGGTCTGTCAAAGAAACGGGTGCAGCACATGATACAGGAATGCGAGACGCTGAACCGAAAGGTGGCGCAGATGAACAGGCGCGAAGGTTCTTCATCCTTATTGGAGAAGTTCTACGCTGGCGGTGCGTTGACGTTGACGGGGGCCAACTCCGCAGCGGGGCTTCGGTCGCAGCCTATCCGCGTACTTATCCTTGACGAGGTTGACGCATACCCTTTGAATATCGAGGGCGAAGGTTCACCGATTAAACTTGCCGAGGCCCGTACAACCACGTTCAGCCGAAACAAGAAGGTGTTCAAGCTGTCAACTCCGACCGTTGCGGGAAGGTCTGCGATACAACACGCATTGGAGGGGACGGACAAGCGGTATCTACATGTGCCATGCCCCCATTGCGGCACGTTCCAGACGTTGAAGTTCGACAACCTGAAATGGCCCAAGGGCGAACCGCACAAAGCGGCCTACCTATGCGAACATTGCGATGAACTGATAGAGGAGCGCAGCAAGACCGTGATGCTGAACGAGGGCAAATGGGTTCCGTCCGAGCCTGACAACGTAAGCCCATACAAGGCGGGGTATCTAATCAACTCACTATATTCCCCGTTAGGGTGGATGTCGTGGACCGAGATAGCGACCAAGTTCCTGTCCGAGAAGGACGACCCTATTCTGTTCCGAACCTTTGTCAACACCGTGCTTGGCGAACCGTGGGAGGAACGGGGTGACGCGCCTGAGTGGGAGAACATCTTCAATAGGCGGGAGAAGTACCCGATGAACCAACCGAACAATGACGTTCACCTGATAACGGTAGGGGCTGACGTTCAGAAGGACAGGATTGAATACGAGGTCGTTGGATGGTGCAGGGACAGGTCAACGTATTCCATCGACTACCGCGTTATTCACGGTGACACCTCCGAGCGTCAGGTATGGGACGAACTTTCCAAGGTGGTCTATGAGACATGGTTGCGCCCTGACGGGGTTGAACTACCGATGATGCTGATGGCGGTGGATAGCGGTTTTAATACCCAGCACGTTTACGACTTCTGCCGCAGACACGATTCAACCCGCGTCATTCCGATCAAGGGTTCTGATGCACAGAGGACGGTGGTATCCGCGCCAAGAAGCGTTGACATTGCTATGCACGGTAAGGCAACGGGGTCAATCAAATTGTGGACGGTCGGTTCGTCCATTGTCAAGTCAGAGGTTTACGCCAACTTACGGCACAACCCGAACGAGGACGGCGCGTTCCCTCCGAACTACTGCCACTTTCCTGAGTACGCACCCGAATACTTCAAAGGCATCACAGCGGAACAGCTTGAGTTCAGAATCGTCAAAGGCTATCGCAAGTACGAATGGGTCAAACGGTACGCAAGGAATGAACCCCTTGACTGCCGTGTTTACGCCCGTGCAGCCGCTACCGTTGCGGGGATGGACAGGTTCAATGAGCAGCATTGGGATAAGTTGGTCGGCAATTACCGAAAGATAGTGAAGGGCAAGGATGAGCCGCAAGCCGCAAAGCCGAAACAAGTGAAGCGCAAAAGCGACTTTTGGGGCGACCGATAATTACCTAACTTTGCACCCATGCCGACAACTTGGACACAGACAGACCTTGCGACACTTGAAGCGGCAATCGCTTCGGGAACCCGTCACGTTCAGTACGGGGACAAGTCAGTTACTTATCAGACCATTGAACAGATGCTTAGGGCGCGGTCAGAAATCATGTCCGCTGTCGGTGGGTCGGGTAGCCCGCGCAAGTTCTTTGCTTACCATTCCAAAGGTCTATGAACGGATTTGAACGACTGATAGAGTTCCTGTCACCGCAGCTTGCCCTTGAACGGGAACGGGCGCGTAAGCATGTGCAACTCATTCGTGGCTATGACGCTGCAAAGAAGGGGCGTAGAACAAGCGGATGGACGGCAACAGGCACAAGTCAGAACGCTGAGATATACCGTGCAGCATCAACCCTACGTGACCGCAGCCGTGAACTTTGCCGCAACAACCCATACGTTAAGAGGGCTGTTCAGTCCATATCGAACAACGTGGTAGGGACTGGCATACGGGCGAAGATAACGGGGCAGGCCAAGACACGCCTATACGCTGAATGGATAGAGTGGGCCGACAAGACGACCTGCGACTATCAGGACAGGATGAACCTTTACGGGATTCAGAAACTTGTCATGAGGGCCATGATAGAGAGCGGTGACGCGCTCATCATACGCAGGCGCAACAGGTCAAAGCGTATCCCGATTGAATTGCAGGTCGTTGAGATAGACTACCTTGACAGCACAAAGCACAGCAACATAATCACGGAGGGCGGTGAATACGACTTCATGGGCATACGGTACAACCAACGCGGCAAGCGTGTCGGGTATTGGATGTTCGACCATCACCCGAACGATGTCATCACTTTGGGCCGCGCAGTTTCGCGCCTTGTCCCTGCTGACGATGTGATTCACGTTTACGAGGTTCTTCGCCCAAGTCAACAGCTTGGCGTTCCGTTCGGTGTGTCCGCGTTCCTACGTGTCCGTGACATGGATGAGTACAACGATGCGCAGGTGGTAAGGCAGAAGATAGCGGCCTGTTACACCGTGAACATCACATCGAATGCAGCCGACAACATTGCCGACACAG